CAATGGCCCAGAATCCATCCGCGATCGTGAAATAGCCGAGCTTGGCGCCCTCGCCTTCCATTTTTATCGGAATCTCCGTTCCTCCAATCGGGTGATGCGCTCACCGTGACCGTCCAATTTTTCTTCGATTCGTTTTAGACGGTCGATAACATCGGTCAAGCGGCTTTCAATTGGTCGGGTAACCACTGCCCAAATCCCCGCGAATAACGCCGCATAGGCTGCGATCAGTCCGGCAGCGGCTTGCCACCATTGTGGATTCATGTGTCCATTCTCCTCAGTCGGTCTCTACTTTCAAAATCAGTTCCAAAGGGACCTCACCCTCTGGTAACGGTACTTCACGTTCCTCCCCGTGGTAGGGTTCCCCGAAAAGTTCCCACGGCGTCATGCCGCGGAGTTCGCGCCACACTGCGCAGGCGCGTTCCCCTAACCGATACTGCTCGTCTGTGTCATGCTTCCGCATGCAGCGGCAAACCCGGTCTGGTTCGCGGTAAAACTCCTTGATAGGCGTGTTGCGGATGAGTAGCGAAGGGGACGGAATCCCCCGGGCTGCGCGCATCAGGTCGGATTGTCCCCGCATCAGGTCGGACCCAAGTCGAAGCTGCCACACAAGGCGTTCCATGACGGGCATGGGCTGTGCCAGTAGGATGATGGCGTGCCAGTGCCGGTGCGTGTTGGAGCGTTCCAGCCAGACCCGGCAGACGTCCAACTTTCCCGCTCGCATGGCGGTACTGAGACGACGTCGCCAGAAGACCTCGCCCCAGTGCCCCTTCGGCCCCATCTTGGACGGCGCGGGGCGCATGTAGTTATCGAGGTCGCACAAAATTTCTCGTTCCTGCGCGATGTACCAGACGGCCATCTAACGTTTTCTCTTCCGGGCGCGCCAACCCTTCTTCGCAGCTTTGGAACGCTTTTCCCGGGCCAGCTCGGCGGCGCGTTCCCGGGCCGCGGCGCGGCGCGTCTCCCAACCCTTCCGGGCAGCTTCTGATCGAACCTGCGCTTTCCGCTCGCGTTCTGCGGCGGCTTTACGGCGCGTCTCCCAACCCTTCTGCGCAGCCAGTTTCCGTTTGGTCTTTTCCGGCGATTCCGGCTTGAAATCCGGTGCGAATTTCTCGGCATCTTGGAGTAAGCGGCGCTCCATCAGCGATAAAAACCCCCCGCGGGCTCGGCCAGAAGCCAGTACAACGTCGGAAAAATCCCCTTGGCGTAGTGCTTGAGTGGGGGTATTGCGCCACTTCCACGTAACATCCAAACCAACTGGCAGCACACCCGAACCTTCGCGCACGGCGTCAATCATGGCGGTGTAGGCGTCTGCTCTCGTCATGCCCGTAGGCGCGGCATCGATCCGGTACGCCATGGTGACGTAGTTCCTATCAGCTTTTTTCTTCCGTGCCATTTACTCGGATTCTCCAGGATCATCAGCGCGCCGTTCATCGAACTCTTCACCCGCGTAGAATTCGTTCAAATCCTCGAATTCAGGCGGGATCTCGCGAGCCCCGCCCCCGGCGCCCGCGGCCGCTGCCGCGGCGCGTTCCCGCGGACGTTCCGGTTTCGGGGCGGGCTTGATGGGGGCCGTTCTGGCTTTGGCCTTGTTTGCTGCTCGGGTCTTGGCGGCCCGTAGGGCGCGTTCCCGGGCGGGGGCGCGTTTGATTTCCTGTGCCGTGATGCGGGGATGTTTCTTCAGGTCCGCGGCCCGCGGCGTCCGCTCCAACCGATCTTTGAGCCCCTTCCACGCGACCCGCGCCTGAGCCTGGTTCAGCCCGTGGGAGCGTTTCAGTGCTCTCAGGACCGCGTTATAGCTTTTCCGGTTGTCGGCCATCTCAGATTGCCCGGAAACGCCGGCGCGGAGGCACTGGCTTTACGCCGCGGGCGTCTGCTTCCGCTACCAGTTCCCGCATGGCGACAAGCTGATCTTGTGCCACCTGGCGCGGGTCAACGCCTTGATCGAACTCGGGGAACCACGTGCATTTCTCGTCGTAGAATTCCCGGCACTCTTCCCCCATCACGGACACGCACCAATCGACCACGGCCCGATGGTAAGACTCGTACTCCTCTGCTCGGCTCATGGTCAAACCTCTTCCCCGGTGTCGTCAGGAATGCCATTTCTTGGCGGTTTTTCCCGGCTAGGATCAATCGCAGCGGCTTGGTTGACCTCCACTGCCCCCTTCAACGCTTTGGCGGCCTTGGCGGCCTTCTCGGCTTCCCGTACGGCGTTCCAGCGCTCGAAGTTTGCGAGATCCCGCCCGATTGGGCACTCACACCATTCGCCAGTCGATTTTTGGCCCGGGCCTCCGCACAACGCACACCGGCCGAATTTATCCCTAGGCACATCTGCGCCAGCAGCCACCGTGGTTGATTTTCTGAGATTCTCGAACATAAGTCTCCTCACTGATTGAACTTACGAAGTACTTCCAATGCCCATTGCCGCGATCGTTCGTCTGAATCGGGATTATCTAAAACCTTCTGCAAGTCTGCTGTAAGTTCCTGATATCGTTGGATTTCTTTTTCATTATTCGCCTGAACTTCTTGGCGATGTTGGCGCAGAGATTCGCCTTTGAAGCACTTCGGGACCGCCGTCAACAGGAACCCCAGAGGGTTCTTGATACCGCGCCTGCTGCTCTTCAACTGGATGAAGTGCCAAATTTCTTCATCGCTTGCAGTGGGTTCAACTTTTCGGCATCTTCTGATCAGTTCCCTCGCAACATCGTCGTCGGCGGCCGGGTCTGCCAAGCGAAGCACCCTAACTACGGAAGCAGACGACGACGACGACGAAGGCGTGTTTTTGTCTCTGTTTTTAATGTCTCTAAAGTAAATAATGACCGGCGCCTCTTGATGTTCCTTTTTGGAACATCCTTGATGTTCCTTTTTGGAACATCTTAAACCTCCCTTTTCGGAAATTTTCTTGATGTTCCTTTTTGGAACATCAAGAAGTTTTGAACTCGATTTTTTGCGAACATTTGGAACATTGCCGATTTGCGCCTTGATCCATTCCCGGTCTGGTTCGAGTACCAGATAGACGTTGGAACTCCTTCTGCTGCGCTTCCAATTGACTAGCCGCAGAAAGCGTAACTGCTGGAGCAAATTCCAAATGACCTTCCTTCCGACATGGATCTGGCCAGCCAACTTGGCCATGGTGGGATGATATTCGCCGATATGGGCATATCGGCATAACCGTTCGTAAAGCCAAACCAAAGGCAACGAGAGCCCTAGCGCGAGCAATTCATCATCAACTTTGGTGAACGGCGCGGATTTTTGAACGAGCGGGTTTGCCGTAAAAAATTCCTATTCGCGCAGTGGATTGGAAGTCCGTTGCGCAGAACGCTTAAAAGTTTATAATGGCCTTGAGCCAACTGCAAGATGTCGGTGATTTGGAAGATCGCTGGCATCAAGGACTCTGAAAACAGAGCCTTAAAATTGCAACTACGGGGAAAACCGCTTCAAAAACCGTTTCCGTACGGCATTCCTAGGCGGTTTTCCCCCGTAGCGCTTTAGTAGGCTCCCCTTTACACCCACTACCTCGTGGGTCTACAATCACTTAACAAATTATGTCCACGATTGCAACGGTCCCCCTGGCGTCACTCGCAGTCGATAAGTCACCTGTCTTAGCGATCGCGAACGGCATCGTACCGGATGAGGCACTCGCAGTAAGTATCAACTTACAATTCACTTCTACTTCGCAAGCGTTCATCATCGATCTTACTGAGTCAGCACGTAAGTTCAATGAGATCCCCATACAAGGAGCTTTCATCGACTGTTCCGGCACGGGCGCACTTAATGTCACTCTGCAAATTCCATTTACCGGACAGTCGATAGTAGCTAAAGCTGGAACACAAGGTTATTATCCAGTGCTCGCCTCTATGCCGGTGCGAGTTATAGTTATCATCTCAGGCGCACCCGGAACCACTGTGAGTGTCCCTCTGATTCTCTATAACACCGTGATCGAGCCCGCGGTGTGGGGACAGGCGCAGGGACCGATTGGGCCGCAGGGGCCGCAGGGGCTAACGGGGCCGCAGGGTACGCCTGGTGCGGGTGCTCCACCAGCAACAACAACCGCTTTAGGTAGCGTTATTATCGGGGCCAACGTCAGCGTACTTCCTAACGGCACGATTAGTGTAGCGGCCCCTCCCGTTCCCGCGACAGCGACTACTGCGGGGCTCGTCAAGATCGGCTCGAACGTCGCCGTACTGCCGGACGGCACAATCAGCGTTCCGCCCACGGCCGCGTTCCAGACACCTTGGCTATCGGCTATCAACGGGGCAGGATTTGCGTTGAACACACCGGGAGCAATCAACAATACCCCAGCGATCGGGATCGGACAGAATTCCGTTGCGGGTACTCCGTTAATGGTGCTGTCGGGGGCGAATGCCGTGCCAGTGGGGATCACAAGCACCAATGCGAGTGCGGGTGCAATCACGGTATATACCAATGACGCCAGCGTGCAAATGTTAGTTGGTGTAGGGGGTTCCGCACGGTCTGCAGTGGCGGAACAGAGCAACGGATTTGTGAGTGTTTTTAATCCGGGCAATCTGATATTCGAGACATCGAGCACGGAGCGAATGCGGGTAAGTCAGGCGGGCAATGTGGGGATCGGGACGGGCACGCCGCAATATCTGCTGGATATCCGTTCTCCCGGCTCTACTGCCACTCAGGTACACATAGCGTCAACCAATACAGACGCGGGCGCTTATCTGACGAGCGGCGGAGATAGCATTTGCGCGTTATCGGCGGGCGCTGCGTATAACGGTACTGCCTGGATTGCGAAAAGCTCCACCGCAACTTTCATCCAGCAATCTAATGGTGCCACTTACTTTTATAGTGATGCAGGATTGACTCCTGGGAGTAGTTATACCCCCACACAACGTGTAACTATCTCGACGGCCGGGAATGTTGGTATCGGAGCGGGTCCCCCAAGTGCCCCTTTAGATGTAGTAGGCGCGATTCGCGCGACTAATGGACCTTTTCCTACTGCCGGAGTGGGCATAGAAATCAACTATACGTCAGGAGCAAACATAGGATTTTTGCAATCTTATGATCGGGGACTTTCTGCCTACAGAGGTTTACGTGTTGAAGGTATTCCGATTTTTCTGAACGATGTTTCGGGCGGTAATGTAGCTATCGGCAATGTAACTCCAACATTCAATCTTCATCTGGCCAACGATTCGGCGGGAAAGCCCACCTCCAACACATGGTCGATCGTTTCCGATATCCGCACCAAGCGCAACGTAGAACGGCTCAAAGGCGGGATCGATATCGTAAACCGGCTGACGCCTATTGTTGCCGAGTACAACGGCAAAGCGGGCACGCCTGAAGGGGGGCGCGTGGTTTCGTTTGATCCCGCGAAATTGCGCGAAGTGTTGCCGCATGCGGTTCCCGTGATACGGGGGAAACTCGATCCCGGCGATGCCGGCGAAACAGATATTCTAGGCGTGAATACGCATGAGATCCTGCACCATCTCGTGCTGGCGGTGCAGGAATTATCGGCGCGGCTGGGGAAAATGGAAAAGAGGGATTGAATGTGAGACAGATACGATTCCGTAATCTGGCAATCAGTTTCAGGTGGGATGAGAGCATTCCGGTGTGGTGGCGTTGGATGCCACTGGTAAGTCTGGTGTACGGCTGATGGGCGCAATCACAGTACCGCTTTCCGTTGCTGATGTAAACAAAGCAGCGGTGCAACCCGTCGCTAACGGCATCGTTCCGTGTGATCAGGCTCTCGCGATCTCGCTTCCGCTGCTGTTTACTCCCACATCGCAAGCTCTTATGATCGATCTTACGGAAAGTGCGCGTAAATTCGGAGATATCCCGATTCAGGGAGCGTATATCGATCTCGCGCAGAGTGCGATCACTATGAGCCTGATCGTTCCCGCGACAGGTCAGGCTGTAATCGCTCGTAGCTACACGCAGGGTTATTATGCGCTGCTGGTGCCGATGCCAGCGCGGCTGATGGCGGTCCTGGCGTCGGCCCCCGCGGGCAACCTGCCCGTTACCGTGATCGTATTCAACACACCGATCGGGGGATCGGTTTGGACAACGCAGTAAATGCCCTCTAACATCTATCAGCCGCGGCCGTCAACGATTCGCATGCAAGCCCAGTCGGGCACGGTGGGGATGGAACAGGCTATCTATGTCAACACCAATGAGAGTTTGGAGATTAGTACTCTTTGCTCGATCGGCGGGAACCCCAATTCGAATACTCCCCCGATTCAGGGAGTGAGTCTCAACATAGACATTCGGATGTTGACTACGACGAGCGGGCTGCAATACTTGAGTTTCTCCGTAGTTCCCACTAACGACTATCTGCTCAATAAGTACGTGATCAAGGTCCCTGAAGGGTTCATCTTAGACGCCAGTGTCAACGCGATAGGGAACTATCAGGCCAACTTTCCCACGTGGCAGCAACCCTACCTAATTCATCCACAGATAGGTCAAACGTGGGTGCGGCTGATGATAGTAGCGACGGATCAGCCAGCGCAGTATACGGGCACCTTTTTGTGCCAAGGGTACGTAACGGCGAATCAGCGCATCTGTTATCCCATGATTCAACCCTTGAGCTATGACGGGCTGGTGGCGTGGCACTATATCCAGAATCCCGTGGATTACAATAACAGGGGCAGTTACATTATACACTCCGTTCAGCCTAACTCCGTAAACGAATTGTTAGGCATGCAATTCCAAATATCGACGGTTAATGCGGGGACTGCGCGCACTTATAATCTGGTGGCCTGCTTTCAGTCAACCTCGTTGACGAATCTTCCGTTTCTGACTCTTGCCACTATCTCGGTCCCGGCATTTACGCTGCAAGCGTATTCGATGGTCAATTATGTTTCCAGCGGTACGATCGGCGGGGGCGGCGCGGTATTTCTGCCGTTACCGGCTAAGTTGATTCTACCTTACGGTTCGCTGATTCAGATGTTGACGAGTAACTGGCAATCGGGAGACGTCGTTAACCAAGTGTCGGTATTGGTGAAGGAATGGCTGGTGCCGTGATGGGGAAGGGCAAAAAGTTCGATTTTCATGGGAGTTTCGCGAAGAAAGAGGATGCCGTAGTTAAAGAAAAAGAAGTTAGCGGGTTCATCCGTTCGCGGACGATCAAGGGGAAAACGCGGTACTACGTTATGACAGTGAGGCAGTAAATGCATAAAGGTTTCAAACTGATGCTCGAAGCTCTCGGCATTCACCTAGACCCGGAGGAGCTAGAAACGTTTTTTGTGAAGCTTAAGTCGGATATCCCGTCCGCGGCGCAGTATGTGCAAGACAGGTTCAAATCCCTGGATGAACGCCTGACCGCGATCGAGCGGCTGTTGCAATCTTTGACGGGCGGGGGCGTGGAGCCCGGGCAGTTACTCTCGGGGGCGGAACTTACTCTTTGGGAAACTGGCGAAATCACTCAAGAGGAGATGCGGGCTTTACTGATGCGGCGGCTAACCACACAACGTAAAAAGAGGGGAGTAAGAAATGGAACAACCGACTACATCCGAATCTCAGACTGATCAAATCCTTGGATCGGTTTCGGGGATTTTGACCTTACTGGTAATGAGTGCCCTACTTGAGCCGGAAGAAGTAGAGCAGTATACCTCGGGCGGAATGCCGTTCGAGCAATTGAACGAACTCATGCTGAAGCGCCTTCCGGGCGGGGGCGAATTCGCGGTCACGCGGCTGACCCGCGCAATGGGAATTCGCCTGGAGCCCGCTACGGTGGAGCAATTTTTTGAAGCCTTGAATCAGGACGGAATCGATCCGTTCGGGCTGTTCGGGAAATTCCAAATGATTCCAGAGGAGCCCCCGCCCCCGGAGACGCAGCAGAATGCCTGACGAAGAACCGGTCCCGGTTACCGTCGTCCCGGCCGTTTCGCCGGGAGCTCCCCCGGAAGCTCCCCCGCAGGAAGAGGAAGAGATCGACCTGATCGCGGACCTCGTAGCGCAGGACTCGATAGAACGGGAAGAACAGCACAGCGAAGTAATGGAGACGTTAGCGGAATGTCAGATTCAACTGCAAAACCTAACGGCCTTGAGCCAGTCCTTGAGCCAGAGCCAGACGGCGGAAAACCCGCTGATGATGGACCTGTCGCGGCAGATAACGGAACTGAAAGGCGAAGTGGCAAAACTGGTGGAGGAACTCTCCACGGCTTTGAAACCATCCAGCCCGGAACGGGAAGAATCAAGCTCACCAAAAGCGGAAAGCCCGACAAGCGATATGACGCCAACGGAAAATGGGCCATCCCACCCCCGCGCAGAAGAACCGTCAACGCAGGAGCCACCGGCCCCCAACCACAAACGCAGGCGATTCAGGAAACTATAGAAAAAGTTTCGCTCACGGAATTGCTGTACTCCCTGCACGTGATGGGGGCTTCGATTCTCTCCGTGCCCGAAATCGAACTTGACCGGGACGAAGCGAAAAAGCTCGGCGATGCGATCAAGGATGTCGGCAAACATTACGCGATGGTCTTTGACGCCAAATACGTAGCCATTGCAAATCTGGGGGCCGTGGTGGGCTTTACGTATGGCCCCCGCATCATCGCGTACCGGGCTCGGAAGAATGCCGCTAAAGAGGCGGAAAAGCCGGTTACTGCAAAGCCTGGTCCGATACCGGCCCCGTCACCCATCCGGCAGGAAAAAGCTACAGATCCCATGATCGTGCCCGTAGCGCACGTACCGAACAACGGAAAACCGGGGGCGCAGATGGCCCCTTCGCAACTTTGGCCTGAGCCCGCGGCCGAATTTCCGGGCCTGGGGTGAGCACGCTACACCTAATCCGCATGCGATTTCCCAAGGACACGGAGCGGCATGTAATCGTCGGGGCCACGGGCAGCGGGAAAACTCAGGCGGCCCTGTGGCATCTGTCTTTCCGCGATTACGAGCAAATGCCGTGGGTGATCTATAACTACAAACGCGACGAATCGATCGACGGTATACCGGGGGCGCAGGAATTGCCAACTGACGAGATCCCCGTCGATCCCGGCGTCTACATCACGCACCCGCTGCCGGATGAAGACGTCGAACCGCAGATGTGGTCGCTGTGGAACCGCGGCGATGTGGGCGTGTATGTGGATGAAGGGTATATGGTCGGCCGAAACAACCGGGCCTTCCGGGCTCTGCTTACGCAGGGGCGCTCCCGCCACGTGCCCATGATCGTCTTGAGCCAACGTCCCGTATGGATGGACCGCTTCGTTTTTTCGGAAGCGGAATATCATCAGATATTCAGACTCCAACATCGGAAAGACCGCGAAGCGGTCGAACAATTCGTTCCGGCCGACCTCGAAAAACGCCTGCCGGAATATCACAGCTACTACTACGACGTGGCGCAGAATCATGTGTATGTGGTGCGCCCGGTGCCCTCGCTCGAACACATTCATGAGACGTTCCGGCAGCGGCTGATCGGCGATCGCGAAGCGGTGATATAACACACACCAGCGTAGAACTAACTGATTCTAAACACCACGATATCGTGGTTCCTAACCTAAATACATGATATGATTCGGCCAACCGGACATATCGAGTATGGCTGAACAAACGATCATCTCGTGGAATCCCGCAAACTGGATAACGGTTCTGCTGATGGTAGCGATCGGGTTCTTTTTGGCGGGCGCGATCGCTAAAGCTGTCAAGGAACGGCAGGGCATGAAAGCAGCCGCGTGAAGGGGCCTTCATGGAAATAGTGAACTGGAAAATCGCCAGCCATCCGATGAATTGGATCGTTCTTTTTCTGATGGTTTTTATCGGGGGGATTTTGGCTCATTTGCTGTTGGAGCATTTGCCTTCCGTCGTAGCGAACAACACCCAAACCGCTCAGTGAGAAAGATCCCGTATATCACTGAGGGAGATGTATCATGGCAGCGAACGCGCAGACGCTTGCAGCACAGCAGGCTTGGCTCAACCAAACCGCCCGGAACGCCATCAAGGCAAAGGCAATCAAGCGGTGCTATCAGATTTTTTCCGGTACGTTCGTTCCCGCGAACACGCCGCAAATTACCGTAAACCCCCAAAACGTTGGGCTTTTGCGCGGTTTTTACGTGCAGGTGACGTTGAACGTAACGAACGGCTCAGCCGTCGCCATCAATTTAAGCGATTTCGGACCCGCAAATTCGATAGCGCAATTTCAGTTTCAAGATTTGCAAAATAATTCGCGGATTCAGTGTCCCGGTTGGGCCGTCGCATTTAATAACACGGTGCGCACGCCCCCGCTCCCGTTCGGGGCGGCCATTCTGCACACGACGGGCATGGACGCGCCAACCAATTACGGCAACATTTTCGCGGGCCAGATCTCGGCTCCGTCGTCGATCGCGGCGGCCGGCACGGGCACGGTCATCATGTGGTATTACGTGCCGATTGCCTACAGTGACGTCGATCTCCGCGGGGCCATTTGGGCCAATGTTGTTAACGCGACGATGCAACTTAACATCGCGTTTCCGGGCAATGGCGGGACGTCGCAATATGGCGTTTCCCTATGCGCCCCGAATGGCGCGGATTCGACGCAAGCGGTGTTTGTAGGAGCCGGGGCGGGCGCGGTTACCGCGGTGACGATGACGTCCGTTGGCATCAACGTCTATCAGGTTTTTTATGATCAGATTCCGGTACTGCCAACCGCGATGAACGGCTTCCCCGCGGGCACGCTGCTGCTCCCTGTAACGGATCTGGCAACCATTTATGAGCTTAAACAAACGGTGCAAAGCTCGGTCCAACCTAATCAGGACTTTAATTACCAATATTCCAATTTCCGCGATTTTCTCGCCACCTTTGTGGTCTACATAAACAACGGATCGACTGGGCAGCGGACGGGCGGCACGGACATGAACTATCTGCAATTGCTCTCCGCGAACTTCACGGCGATCTGGAAAAAATCCCCGGCTCTGGTGGCTCTCGAAACCCGCGAAAAAGTGCTTTGTGATTTCCCGCCCGGGGTGTACTACCTGAACTATCGATCGCGGCCGATCTCGACCACGCAGTACGGCAACATGCAGCTGACCATCAATCCGAACGTGGCCGCGGCGGGGGCGTACGCGCTTTATGCGGTTGAGGATTTCGCTTTGATCCAGACCTTGAGCGTTGCCGGTTCACTGGCCGCTTCGTAAGGAGTTTCCATTGGCACCCACTGCTAACGGCACGGGCGGGAGTTCACCAACCACGGATTTGGTGAACTCCGTCATGGGATGGTTTCAACACCCGTTCACCGAGAGCGGGTCGGCCTTCAATTGGTTCCTGTTTGTCGGGCTGTTGATCGTAATCGGGTGGATGTGGCACGTGATCCTCCTGAAGCTCACGGAGGAAATATGAAAATGCAGACGTGGCACCACTGGGTTCTGGCGATCATCATCGGCTATTTGCTGGGCTACTACTTCCGGCAGCTTGGGGATAGCACGGTTGCCAAAATCGTACCCCCGGGCCTGTCGGGCCGCGCAGCTTGAACCATGACGCAGACGTCCAAAATCGCCGGCACTTTCATCATTGCGTGGATCGTGTTTATTACCACGCGGGGGGAACTCCCCGCGTATCTGTCCCTGTTGGGAATCGGCGGCAGCGGGGGCGTGTCCAGTCCTTCGGGATGCGCAGCCGCGGCTTCCACCACGCCCCCGGCTAGTGGATCGAGCGGGGGAACGTCGCGCACAACGGTAACCCTGCCGGGGATCAATATACCGCCCGGAAATTCGAGCACGGCCTAACGCAATGGCATTTGCTCTGCTCACGGTCGGGATTCTGATGGTCGCGTCCGCGGTAACGGGCAATCAGGATAAGCTCGTGTGCCTGGTGCAGAACGATTTCACGGGCCCCAAAAGTTTCGTCTACTGGGTCATTGCGTTGCTGATCATCGGGGCCGTCGGCAATATCGAGCGGCTGAAACCGTTTTCCGATATGTTCCTGTTCTTGATCATCCTGGCCTTGTTTCTGGCGAAGGGAGATCCGAACGCGGCATCGGGCGGATTCTTCCAAAAATTCATGGAAGCGATCGGAAGCTCGGCGGCCGCGGGTGGCGGGACGTCCCGCACGACGATTACTTTGCCGGGAAGGATAACAGCCCTATGAACGACGAATTTGCTACCAGTATCGTAACGGTGCTCATGGCGCTGATCGGTGTGGCCATCGTCGCCGTGCTGATCTCGCCGAAAGCCAAAACCGCGGATGTGCTTACGGCGGGCGGGACGGCATTTTCGGGCATCCTGGGGGCTGCTCTTGCGCCTGTGGTGGGTGGTTGATTGAAGGAGCTTTAAATGTCGGATTCGCTTTCTGCTTCGATCGTCACGGTATTGCTGGCAGTTATTGGCGTTGCCATCATTGCGGTTCTAGTCTCGCCAAAAGCCTCGACCTCGGCCGTGATCGGCGCGGGCTCGAAGGGTTTTTCGGGCATCCTGGGCTCGGCTCTTTCGCCGATCACGGGCGGAAGTTTCACGGGTGGCGGAGCCTATGGATAAACAGACGATCACGTCTGTTGTAACGGTTTTGTTGGCTCTGGTGGGGGTGGCGATCATCGCGGAATTGATCAGCAATAAGGCGCAGACCGGAAGCGT